TTGAAACATTAAATTTGCATATAAAAAAATTAAGATTATTTCTCTCCAAAAAAAATAACCCACAACCATTTATATCAAAATATTGGGCACCTCAAAATGATAATAATATAAAAGAAGGAGAACGAGCATACTATACTCAAAAAAATGCTCGTAATATTGATAAGATAATGTATTATATAAAAAATTATGTTGAAGAAAAATACAGACCCTTTTTTATGGGACCATTATTAGTTCAATCTTCTATACATAATAATACAAATGGACAGTTTTCGGCATATTATAAAAATGAAGAGAAAACGAAAGGTATGTATGGAGGTAAAAAACAGGTAGATTTAAAAAGAATAAAAGGAGATATTATACCAAAATTACCCATCTTGACAGAACATAAAGCAAATATTAAAATAAGTAGAATGGATGCAAATAAATGGATAAGAACAATACCCAAGGTAGATTTAGTTTATTATGATCCACCATATAACAAACATCCTTATAATATATACTATTTTTTACTTGATATTATTAATGATTGGAATACTAATCTTGATGTTCCGGATACTTATAGAGGTCAACCTAAAAATTGGGAAAAAAGCGCATATTGTAGTTTGAAAAATGCAAAGGAATCATTTGCAGATTTGATAAAAAATACAAAATCAAATTTTATACTTGTATCTTATAACAATAAGGGTATAATTCCTATACCAGAAATGGAAGAAATACTTGAAAAGTATGGAATATTACATAAAATTCCTGTAAAACATAATGTTTATAATAAATTAATTGGTATAGCAGCAAAGAAGCGTCAGAAGCAAAAAAAGAAAATTGAGGAGTTTTTATGGTTATTAGATTGTAGCAAAAACTAGTTAAAAATTAATATATTAAGCAAGAATATATGCCAAAATCAAAAGCAGAAAAGGAAGCAGAATGGGCAGAATTATACCAAGAATATAAAGATAATAAAGCGATAGACTTGGTGCAATCTGTAAAAAAAATAAATAAAGAAGCTGATGAGTTTGAGAAATTATGGATAGAAGCGGGTCAAGCGGTATATGATAAAAGTGGAAATCTTTTACCAGATTGTAAAAAGGCACTAAAAAAAAGGAACTAATTTTATATCAGGGTAATTAATAAACATTTACACATTTCCAAAACCAAGGTTCAACATACATAATTTTAAAGTCTAGATTGTTAGCTAATATTTCCTTAACTTTTAAGCTTTTAGAAGTATTATACCAATAATCAAAATGAATAAATACGCGAAAATATTTTTTATTAGGAATCATATCTATTTTTTTTATTTTTCCCAAAAGATGTCTGTCAAATACATCACGAATAAATCTTTTAGTGATATTTCTATCTACTTTTGGTATACAAATAGACGGGTTGCTCATTTGATAATAATGTATATATCATTATCAAATAATGATATCAATTTTCATATTGATACTGTCTCTTGTAAAGTCATATACTAGCTAATTAAATTTTTTAGAAAAATAGGAGAAAAAAAGGTTTGCTGTTAAGAGACAAGTAAATATATAGAATGGTCTTTAAGTTAATTATGAAATTGAAATAAACAAATAATAATATAATCGTTATAGATAACACAATGCCTCATAATAGATTTAGTTGTTTGAAACCAACAGATACTACTGATACTTCAGGAAATGCATATAAAGCCCCAGGTAGAAATAACCGATTTTCACATTCATCAAAAAAAACAAATTCAAGATGGCAAAGAAGTAAAAGTCCTGAAAAAAATAGTAGATTTCCAACACCAGAAAAGAGAAATAATTTTGTAAAAAATCAAAGAGATGGTAGAGACAGCAGAGACAGCAGAGACAGCAGAGACAGCAGAGACAGCAGAGACAGACCCAGATTTAATAAAGGAGGTTTCGGAAAATTTAGATACAATCATGGTCGTAGAGGTCCAAGTAGATTTGATCATGTAAAAAAAGATAGTATGGGAAGACCTATGTTAGCAAATGCAACAACAGGTGGATTTGATATTAATGCAGCATTGAAAAATAGTAAAATAAAACAAAAAAAAGAAAAGAAAAAGAAGAAACGAGAAATAAAAAAAGAGCCAGAATTAGTGCCTATAAAAAAGAAAAGTGATGAAATTAGCGAGGAACAGAAAAAAGCAGAAGATGATTGGAATAGACAAATGATATTGAATATGCAATGGGAAACAGATAGTGAAGAAGATGAAGAGGAAAATTCACTAGAAGATGAATAAATATATAAATTAGTTTGAATTAATTAACTTTTTTATTAGTTCATATTAATGAGTGAATATGAAATAGAAAGTGATGTAGAAGAATTAGATGATTCTTGGATAAAAGAAATAGAAAATGAAGAAAAAGAATATAATAGTTTTTACAAAGAAGAAAATGATACAGTAAATATATTTTATATCTATATTAACAATAAAAATAAGATATACTATGTAAAAAAAGATAATATTGTTTTAAATAACAATACATTGGAAAAAACAAAGTTATTATTTTTATTAAAAAACAACAAGTTATACAACAAAATAAACCATAAATTAATAAGTATATTACAATATAATATGGATTTATCACCAGAAGAGATAGGAAATTATTTAAAAAAAGAAGAAAATTATAATTTTCTTTCTATAAAGTCAAATTTAACAGATATAAAATGGGACGATACAATAAATTTATTTAAATCTTTGAATAGTTTACATATTGTTTATTACGAAGATATTAAGAGGCAAAGTGCAAGTACTAAAAAGGTATACATCGGAAAATTGAAACGGCGTAAAACTAGACGAAAACATACTTAAAGGGAGTATCTTATATCTGTATACCATGAGTAGTATCGTATCCGCATTTGACACCAAACTATCAGCCAAGCAAATTGGCGAAAATGGACATGTTGAACACAGTTGGTCAGCTGATGTTGATCAAGAAATTGTGCAGTTCTTCTTTCAACTAGTTCGTAGTAAAGATACTAGTGACCTTAGTAAGCGTCTATTTAATATGTTAAGTAATATGAATTGGAGGGTTCATAAGCTTCAACTTACAACACTTTACAAACTTATTGGACAAACTCGAGATATTGTTTCAGGAAAAGGGGAGATGGACCTTACCTGGATGCAGCTCGAAGTTTGGAGTCGTTTTAGCCTAGAACTTGCATTTGCAGCATTTAATCATATTGTTAGTTCAAAACATCCTGCTCTAAACGGCCATCAATACGGTTCTTGGAAGGATGTAAAATATTTTCTAGCTTATCTCAAGAATAATACTCAATTGGGAGAAAATCATCCTTTGGTTTATCTTATCCTAGAACGAATTGTTGTGCCTGCTCTTCGAGAAGATGAGAATAAATTGGAAAATAAAGAGCCAGTCAGTCTTCTAGGGCGATGGATTCCTCGTGAAAAGTCTAGTAAAAAATTTAGTTGGATTTTCCACCGTCTAGCTGAAATAATGTATTCTCAGTTTACTGTATTGCCAGAAGGTGGATGGCGAAACAGAGAACATTTGATGAGTGCTAGAAAAAAGTGTAAGATTCATCTAAAGAAACTTATTGTCAAGCTATCGGGAGCAGATGGTGGAAGTGACACTCCACAGGTAAAGATGGCTGGAAAAGAATGGAGCAAGATTGAATTTAATAAAGTCACTTCTGTTACTCTTAGAAAGCAAAAGATGGCTATTCTTAATAAAGATAAGAAAGGTAACAAGCGTTCTGAAGAGGATGATAGAATTCAGTGTGCTGCAAATTATACAAAACATGTTGAAAAGGCTATTTCTGGTGATAAAACTGCAAAGGTTCACGGAAAGCGACTAGATGTTGGTCAGTTGGCAAAGGATGGTTATTCTTATCGTGGAATGGGCGATGATGAGGAAACATTGCGTAAAACTATTAATCTTCAATGGAAGAGTCAGGCAGAGAATAATAAGGGTCTAGAAAATGTTCCAATTGTAGCTATGTGCGATACATCAGGTTCTATGGAATGTGATGATGGTATTCCACTTAATAATGCTATTGGATTGTCTATCAGGATTAGTGAATTGTGTCATCCAGCGTTTAGAGATAGAATTTTGACATTTGATGCTGTTCCAAAATGGATCAAGACGAGTGAATGCAAAGATTTTGTAGAAAAGGCTCAAACAGTGAGAAACTCTGCATGGGGAATGAATACCGATTTCCATCTAGCAATGGATGAGATGATTAGTGCTCTTGTAGAAAATAATATCAATCCTAATGATGTTAGAAATATGGTTCTAGCTGTGTTTAGTGATATGCAGTTTGATTGTAGTTATACAAATGGTAATATTTTCGATGATGCTTATCTTCAAATTAAGAGGAAGTTTGCTGAAGCTGGTATGCGAACCACTTGGCAGTCCCCTTATGACCCACCTCATCTTCTATTTTGGAATCTTAGAAAGACTAGTGGATTTCCAGCTACAACCTATACAAAGAATATTACATTCCTGAGTGGATATAGTTCCACACTACTAAATGTGTTTTGTAACAAGGGAATTGATGCACTTAGAGAGGTAACCCCTTATACTATGCTTCAAGATATGCTTAATGTTACTAGGTACACTCCTCTGGATGATGAACTAGAGAAGGAGGCTCTGTGGAAATATTAATTATTTCATGAGTTATTAAATTTTTTACTTAATAATTAAGTAAAAAAGTTAAATAAATTATGATATAATTTACTAATATGAATATAGATATATCAAATACTTTTTTACATGATTTAATCGACAATAGAATAAGAGATCTTTCTAATAATCCAAGGGCACAATTTCTTGGTATGTTAGTAAATATGTTAAATGAAAATTCTCTTAATTCAAATTTAGCTATGCTACCATTGGCTAATAATTTTGTTACTACTCAAATTAGTCAAGGAACCGCATTAAATAGAATTTTGAATGATTCTTTACTAGATAAAACACCATATAAAAAAATATTATCAGATAAAGGTAATGAACAATTAAAAACAGTAAAATATTGTAAAGACAAATTTGATCAAGAATCTTGTTGTATTATGTTTTATAATTTTGAAGAAGGACAAGATGTTATACAACTACCTTGTAAACACATTTTTGATCCTGAAGGAATAAAAACTTGGTTAAAAGAAGAACAAGCAAAATGTCCTATTTGTAGATTTGAATTAGATAGTAAAGAAGTTAAAGATGGAGATAGCGAAGAAGATATACCACTTTTATATGAAGAAGAAGATTTATCAAATAATACGGTTGATGTTGATCATCAGTATAATCAATTATTTAATAATATTGGATTTATTAATAATCCAATAGAAAATTTATATAGACCTTCTAGAAGGAATTTAATCAATCAAAGATCATTTGTTAATCAAATTATTAGTGTTGAAGAACAATTTATAGAAAATAGACATTTACAAAATGCTATAATTGCAAGTATATATGAACAAAATGGTGTAATGAATGATACAGATGATGATATGGTTTTAGAAGATTTTAGTGATGACGATTTTTAAATATCATCCCAACTAATGGCATCTTCCCCATCTTTGAATAATGATTCCTTCTTATCATCTGTTTTACTTACTTCTTCTTGAGTTGTATCTAAAATTTGATTTGTAAATTCAAATACACTATCTTCTTTTATCTCTTTCTTCTTTACATCATCTAATATTGCATAAACTTCTGGAATTGCTTCCAATTCTTTTTTTGCGCTATCAGGATATACCTCTAATATATCTGCCTTTTCTTTTTTTTTACCATTTACTACTTCTCCCATAGTAACACTTCTTAATCCGGCTAATACAATACTATTCAAACCTATTGTATTATCTCTTTTATTTCGTCCTCGAAATTTCCCTCTAATTACTAGAGTTCTTTCTTTACCATCTGTGCACTTAATAACTGCATGACCTCCGCCACTCATTGCTGTTACTCGCGCAATAATTTCACCCTCCTCCTTTGGTAAGCGTAATTTTCTACTATAACCCCCCCTGGGAGCTACATTTTTTCTTGCCATTCGTTTATGACTGCTTCCTCCTTTCTTATTTTTCACCATATCTGTTTATAATATATATAATAAAAATGTATTAATTTCAATTTTACAATTAATAAGTAATTTTCACTCTGATATTCTTTGTCAATTGTTTTTTAAATATACTATTTACCCATAATTTCAAATTTGTTCTATTAATTTCAATACTACTTTTTTGTTGAATTTCTTCACTTTGTTCATCTGGTTCATAACCATACTCTTCGTAAAACTTCTCAAGTTCATCATCATCTTCAAATTCAATCAATTGTTTTTTGTCACTTACCTTTATTTTATATTTATCGAACCTTTCCTTCCAAATAGGTGATTTATAAGCATAATATTCCCAATGATACCAAAAGCAATGATTCAAATCTTTTCTTTCTCTTTCTAACTTAAAACATCCAATATTTGTAGATATACCATAAATTCGTTGTTTTCCTAATGTTTTATAAACATAACTAACATCTTCTTGTTTTCCATCATTTTTACAACTTTTATCAGTATCTACTACAAATTCAATCTCCTTTTTCATTACCATCTTATAATAAACTTTCTTTTTGGGAGTTATTTTGAATTTATCTATCAATTTAGCCAATAAATAATGATAAGTATTATCATAATTATTATTCAAAGTTATTTTTTCATCAAAACAGCTATTAATAACAAATAATTTTCTATCGTCTTTTACTCTTTTTAAATAATATGACATTGATATCTTCTTTTTTTCTTTTATAGAAGTTGCTAACATTATCTCATTTTTATCTTTATATATAACTTTTGTTGATGTTTTTCTCAATACTTCTGTATTTCTATTACTATGATAAACTCTTAATAAGAATATTGTATAACAACTATCTAATCTAAATAAGTTTTTTACAATCCATAAAACAAACTGAATATCCTTTTTTTCTTTCCATTTCAAATATTTATTGTTAATTTTGTCTTCCATCTTTGGATTTTTTAACATATAAAAGTCATAATATATTTTATATAGTAATTTCCAACTTTCCTCTACATATCCGGTCTTATAATATTCATATATCCAATAATAACATTCATTTAAACTATTCTGTTTTAGCAAACATTCAATTAGGGTCAACACTACTTCATCTGCATTATATAAATATCTTGTAAATGTTAAGGTCATATTTTTACTTACTATTATGTAAATAAAAATATTATTCAATTTTATTTTCTTAATATTAGTTATATGACAAATCCTTGGTTAGCACATGTAAAGAAGACAATGAGAGAACACCCTGGTCAACCATTCACACTTATGTTGAAAAGAGCAAATAAAACATACAGAAAAAATAAGAAGGGTGGTAAAAAAAAGAAGAAGAAAAAAACTAAAAAAACTCGTAGAAAAAGAAAAGGTAAGAAAAAGAATTAAGCTTTTGATTTCTTGCGTTTTATTCGCATTGATTTTGTTTGATATAATCCTTTTTTCTTGTCAATAGTTACTTCTTTATCTATTTCTATCTTGTTTTCAATAAAAGAATCTGTTAATTGTTCAAATGTTTTTATATTATTAATATTTTTTTGGTATAAAAATGTATTAAATGTATGAAGTGTTTCAACTAAATTTAATCTATTATCAGGATTTGGATCTATATTTCTCAATAATAATTTACTAAAAAATATTATAAATCCGTTATCTATAAAACCATTAATATTTATATAGTGTAAAAACTTCAAATACATTATAGATAAAGAATAATTATCAAATGTTTTCCAATAAGAAAGTATTTTTGTTACTCTTTCTTCAAAAGATATAGCATTATATTTATTTAATTGATTCAAACATTTTTTTTCATATTTTTTTAAAAACTCTGGAGAGAAATTTCTTTGTAAAGCTTTATTTCCTTCTACATATTTTTTTGTTATTTCTTTCAACTCACTCTCTGTTGGTTCCTTATTTTTATTTTCCAAGTAACATAAATAATGTATTTCCAATGACCATATATAATATTCTGGAGCATACACATAAAACATGTCCCTCAAATTAGTGGAATTTATCTTATTTATTTCTACAGATAATCCAAAATCTATCAATAAAGGTATTTCTTTATTATTATCAAAAAGAATATTTGTTCCCTTAATATCATAATGAACTATGTCTTTACTTACTAACATTGTTATTGATTTCAAAATATGATTAAAACTTTGTATTATATTACTTACTAATTGAACACTATTTTTTTGATTTATCAAATAATCCATAAAATCACTACCTTCGATATATTGCAACTTCATTACAATAAAATCTTTTGTTTTATGTTTTTTAAATACACCACATTTTTTTTTATCATCATCTTCTATACTAGCTATATCTATTTCACAATACTTCAAGATAGGTGCAAGATGATCCTCAAATCCATTCAATTCTTGTATTTTTTTACCTATTCTTATCTCATTTCTAGCACTTGAATCATATCTTTGAATTTTACTTACATATTTCTTTGTTTTCATTATAGACCCGTCACAATTAATACCTGGAGTAAATACACAACCATAACCTCCTTCTGCTAATAATTTTCCACCTTTCATATTAATATTAAAAAATATTTTAATATTAAATATTTATTTAATTAACTTCATTTTTTTTGATTTGTAAAATATCGGTTTTTATAAGTTTTCTTAAACTTTGCATTGATTTCTTCCTTTGTAAAATCATAAGATTCTAGACGCAATTTTTCTAGACGAATAATTTCACTATGTTTTGTATTGTCTAGAAAATTTATAAATCCATCTTGAGGTTTCAACTCCTGTCTCATTGCTACTCCTTCAATATGTTCATCAATAGCATCTCTAAAATCAGGCTCTAATCCAATATATTGTCTACGTTTTTTAGCTTTTTTTTTATCATTTGTCTTATTTTTGAAATAATATCTTGCACTTTTATACATCTTTACTAATACATCTCCTTGATAACCATCTTTTTTTAGTTTAAGTGATTCCTCTCTAACAATTGTATTGTTGGTTTTACACCATTCTTCCCAACTTTCTTTAAATACTTGTGGCTCATCAAATTTATGAATCCTTGAAAATTCCTGTAAATTTACTAGAAAACCCTTTGAAAACTTATAACGATAAGTCTTTACTGTTGATGTGGTTGTATCTGTGCTGCTCATGATTATTAATTGTTTTTTGATATTATTTTTTATTTTCAATTTTCAATTTTAAATTATAACTATTACATATATGCCTGTATACACAGTAAATAAAATAGTCTTTCTTGACAAGTTTACAAAATGCTACAAAAATATTTTTACTATTTCTAACCCCCCAAATGATATAAGTTTAAATAGTATTACACAAACTATATCTCAAAATAAACTTTCCCCTTTTCAAACATTTTCATCTTGTTGTGATAATCCAAGTTGCACAAGAGTGTTTGTTAATGAAACAACCAAAGAAGTATTGACAGAAAAGGAAATAGACATATTATTTTCACAACTTTTACTAGCTGGATATAAAATTGAATATGAGATGACAAAATTAGTCAAGAATAAAAAATTAGTTTGTTTTATTTCTAAAAATTGATATGAATATAATATTTTAATATATTCATAAAATGACATATTCAAAAGAAATTGTAGATAGATATCTAGCATCACTTAATGAAATAGAAAAAATCGCTCTCAAAATAGCACAGGAAGATTTAGGTTCTTCGTTCAATATAGAAAAAAGTATAGGGTTTTTAAAATGGTTGAAGAAAAATAAAGTATAATTATATATTAATATGAATCCTCAAAAAAGTAATAAAGAAAAAGAACTTCAAAAAAAGAACGATATTAAAAATGCTATAGAAAGTCAAAGTGCAGTTAGTAATAATGAAACTGCATTAAATGATTCTTACAGTTCATTTGTAAACTCCAATACTGTACCTGAAGCTTGGTTTCGGGCATTTAAAAATGTACCTGAAGGACTTATTAGGTCTATTGCTTGGAAATATGTTAAAACTATTAATAGTATTTTAAGTAAAACGCTTTTTTATTTGGGTGTTGAACTTGGTTCATCTAATGCCGATGTTGTAAACAAAGCAAAAGAAGCTACAAAAAAAGTAGAATTACTTACAAATATTATAAAACAAGTATTAAATGATCCTGAAGTAAAAGAAAATGTTAGACAATTGGCCGTAGATTTAAATAATTCTGTATTAAAACCCTTTTTGGAAGTTGCTTTAGTTACAGCAACTGAAATGGCTCCTCAAATTGATAGAGCAAGTGATAAACTTCAGGGTAGAATTCATAACGGTGTCAGAAAACTAACCGATTCTGTAGGCAATGGAGTTCTATCTGGTCTTGG